GTTAAACTTTAGGACGGAGGGACCTAGCGGGGGAACCTAGGTTCCCCCAAGCCCCCCTCCTTGACATAGAGTTTAATGAATCAACAGAAACCTTTTATATCCCGATAAAAGGAGGTGGGTTGATTAGCTTTTATATGAAAAATTGAAAAAATAATTATCCCTAATAAAATATAGATATTACGCTATGGTTGATAACGAAGAAATTAGATCTCCCCTTCATAATGACAAAAATTATATATTTTTATATAAGGACATTAACGCTAAATTTAAGCAAGACGCTAAATCGCTATTTCGTCAATATAAAAATGCATTACGCGAGTTAAATCAGAAACTAATAAAGGACTATTATCTTATTAAAAAATTCAAAAAATCCTGTATGAATGAAAATGGCAAATATAATTGTCCTCGATGTGGAAATGGATGTAAATATTTAACTTGTGCTCACATTGGTGTTAGACAATCAGATATAATAGACGAAGTCCTTTTTCAAAATTTAGATGATACAGAAAAGCTTGATCTGTTATATCGCCTTGTTAGAGAAGCACACGAAGATGTAAAAATTGCAGTGTGCTGTAGTAAATGTAATAAAGAAATGGAGACGTTTGATAAAATCTAAATGGATTTTATCAAATCCGGGACAAGCATCGCATCTGTTTCCAGTAAGTCCTCAAGAGCAATCAAATCTTTAAAATCAATATAAACCATTGTACTATGAACATCCGGGTCCAATATAATATTACCATTCCATTTATTAACAATAAATAGCGTCAAAGACAAATTATTGATTTTCAAATTATTTTTTTCAAAATCAATAATATTTTTTATTTCAACATCAATAGTAAGTTCTTCTTTTAATTCGCGGACAAGTGCTTGTTTGAGACCTTCACCTTTTTCAACTTTACCACCAGGAAATTCAAATTTGTTAGGATAAGATTTACAATTTGAAGATCTTTTGGTTAAAATTACTTTATTGTTTGTTACAAGAACTGCCCCGACTACTTCCGGCATTATTATAGTATATTAATAATTCTACCATTAATTCAATTTTAATTATAGGGGGAACCTAGGTTCCCCCAAGCCCCCCTCCTTGAAACAGACTCTTCTAATTCTAGCACAAAGGAGGGGGTAAGGGGGAACCTAGGTTCCCCCTATAATTTAAACCTATTTACTAAATGTGATTCCCATTTAAAATGCTTGTATCTTTTTTTTAATTCGTTCAATACACTTATCATCAAATGCTGATGAAGAATTTCATAAATGTAAATAATTATCTCATTGGGTAAGTACTTTTCCATTAGGTTTTTATTACTTTATTACTTTATTAATTATTTTTTTTATTTTTAGATAACTTTGATTTATATAAAAATTAAAAAAAGATACTATGTTATATGGACATTTTATTTAAATTTAAGGTTGCTATCAGCGGAGTTGCAATCACTTATGTTTGAATTTTACCTATATTGTCGAAAATAGGATTTTCGGAACATCATTCCACATCAGTATCAGAATATATAGCAAATCCTCCTGCTACTGATGCAATGGCTGCTCTTTCATTCATACCTTTAACTTTGGTATGGGAATATCAAGATATTATTTGGTTATATAGTATATCAAAAACCGTTAGATTAATAATACTATATTAATTTTATTCTATTCTACATTCTCACACCCCATTCTCCAAACCCCCAATGCCGGTATTTGTGTTTCAGATAATGGACGTTCTCCTGTAGTTAGTTTTATACCAACAAGTCTATCAGGACCGCTTACTTTTATAACTTGTGACCACACCCCTGGTCCAAAAAATGTATCATACTTTTCTATACGTGTTTCTTCATTCCAAACAGTAAAAGGAGTATCCAATGACTGCCATACCATTGTAAATTCAAGTTCATTATTTTCTGATATACCATATTCAATGTATTGGAGTTGCGGGTAGGATTTTTGTGGTATTACTAATCCTAATGCTTTTACTGTTGTGTCCAAGTGGGCTTCGTCTCCGTAACGATGTCTAGTTACATCTTTTTTTATTTTTTCGATTGTTTCTGTTTTTTTAAGATTAAAAATAATGTTTGCTGCACGGGTTGCCTTAATAGGTACAGGAGTAATTTCACCATATTTCAATGCGGCACCAATAAGAAAGATTGGTAACCCATAAACAAATCCTAATCCAGATAATCCAGACAATTGATTAGTGCTATAAATTTCACTAATAGAGTTGGTAATATATTCTACTAATGAAGATGCTGTTATTAAAAATCCACCTCCCAATATTACATTACTCAATGAGAAACCACGAATTTCAAAAGGAGGGTCACCTGCTTTCCCAAATCCTCCAGGAGTCATACTACGATCATTATATACATATGATCGTTTATTTCTTGAAGATCTATGATAAAGAATAACTAATGAACGGCTACTTTGTATTGGATTTTTAAAACTATATGCTAATGATAAACACCAAATCAATAGTGAAAATGTAGATAATTTCATTCTGATGGTTATCTATTTATCTTTAGATTGTTTTATTATTTTAGATTTTTTAAAATTGAAATAAATATAAAATATTAAACAATTATAAAAAAATAACACCTTATTATAAAATGTTTACTAAAGCTGAACTTGAATACATGAACTCAACACCAGTATGGAAGAATTCTATTGAGTTTGTATCTAGCGAAAAAATGAATCCAATATATAATAATTTTGATTCGTATGTTATTTACAAGAAAAAAAAAGAACCCCGGTATTTGGCTATTCATACAAAAATGCTAATAACAGACGAATTGTCAATAAGCTTAGAAAATAAAACAATGCAAGAACTACATAACAACCGCATTGGACAAGCATAAATCCCGTTCCCTCTCCATATTCTCATTCGGTAAGTACTTTTCCATTAAGTTTTATTACTTTATTACTCAAAAATTGAAAATGTATCGTACATTACAATATTGACATAAAAATTTCACAAATTAACTTTTAATTATGGAAGATTTAGATTTTTTGAAATTTTGGGACCTACAAAAGAATTTACCTAAATCAGACTTACTTTGTCAAGAAACACAAACACGAATAAACCAGTACAATATTCTTTGGAAATTAGGAAAAGGACAAACAGCTAGTGTATATGCATGTAAGAAACGATTTTTTGATGCAAACATTGACCAACAAGACACAAATGAATACGCAATAAAATGTATCAGTAAAGAACGCATAAATGCTTTTGACCAAAGAAGAGCAATTCGGTCCATTATGCGAATTGATACTGAAATTAGTATTCTTAATGAACTAAAAGGAAAATCTTATATTTGTAATATGTATCATGTAATACACTCTCCAAATTATGTATATATTGTAATGGATTTAGCCAGTTACGATTTATACGATTATATTCATGATGAATATACGATGTATGAAATTGAAGCTAAACATATATTCACACAAGTATCACATGCAATAGAACATTGTCACAACAATAATATTGCACATCGGGATATAAAACCGGAGAACATTTTGATTACTGGTTCTGAACGACTAACCTGTCGCATAATGTTATGTGATTTCGGTATGGCAGTAAAACTTACACCTAATAATTCCAAAATGGGAGATTTTGTTGGTTCACCTGGTTTTGTGGCACCAGAACTGCTTTCTGGAGAAAAATATTGTTGTTATTCTGCAGATATTTGGAGTATTGGGTGTCTTCTTCTAGAAATGTTATTAGGCCACGGTCATTTCAATATTCATTGGACCAATATTTACAAAGATAAACTACATGACCATGTTACATTATATCGTGAATTGATGGAATCAGTAGTAAAATTAGACCCATTTTTGTTCAATCATACAGGACGAAGCGAAAATCTACGCACACTTTTGATTAATAATATCTTGATATTGGATCCAATGAAACGAAAAAATATCAACGAAATAAACCAATCAAAATGGATTATTAGTTCAAACAATGTTTCGCAAAATAACCCTTCAGTACGAAAAAAGAAACCATTACTTGATCTTACCAACGATACAAATTTTTCGGCATTACCATTAAAACCCACCCCACCATCAGAAAAAACACCTGTAGCATTAGAAACAAACAATGCAAAACATTATTTCTTCCAAAACAATAACAATAATACGAACACACACAAAGATGAAGTATCAAGAAAATTAAATGAAACATTCGAAGAAACTTCCATTCCCACCGCAAATTCAATGAACAACATGAAAGAATTCGCAGAAAAACTTGAAAAACGGGAAGCCTCGTGTGCTAAACGCAATGTATTATCAGGACCCACAAATACAAACAATTCTATAAAAAACACTAACACGCATAATGATAAAACTGTAAATTTTAATATCCCCTTTGTAAATTCTATGCCAAACATACAAAAACTCATATCCAAACCATAGCATATATTGTTTATTTAATGTATTTATGTTTTATCATTTTTATTGGTTTTATTATATAAAAATTAAAAAAATACACTATTTTATATGGACATTTTATTTAAATTTAAGGTTGCTATGAGCGGAGTTGCAATTGTTTATGTTTGGATGTTACCTATATTGTCGAAAATAGGATTTTCAGAAGATCATTCCACATCAGTATCAGAATATATAGCAAATCCTCCTGCTACTGGTGCAATGGCTGCTGTATCATTCATACCTTTAACATTGGTATGGGAATATCAAGATATAATATTAGAAAATATTAGCTTAAGAAAAGATGGTAATATTGTGCAAGTATGTAGCACACTATATTATAGTACAGCAATATATCAACTATCTTACGGCACTTTTTTAATCTGTACACAAGGGTATGTAAAAACTTGGCTACATACAATGACTGTTGTATGTTTCAGTAGTTCTTTTATTTTACATACGAGTTTGACATTTTTTTATGCAATTCCATCAAAATTAACTACCGGAATTTTAGGAATAGGGGCGACGTCTTGTGTTGTATTACTGATCATGATGTATTTTAATGTGTCAAATTTATGGTTTTGGTTTTTTGAGTGTATTGCACTAACATCTATGTATTCATTTACACCAACAGAATGGATAATGATTTATAATCAAAATTATTTGAAAAAAACACACGAAGGGTGTTTTACAGATAATCATCGTACTGTTTATAATGCAAGCGAAGAAATGATAGAAATGAATAATTCACTAATTGATAGTTTCCGAGAGGAAAATGAACGTGATGAAATTTGATCATTTCCACTATATAAAAAAAAAATTATATTAAATAATATGAATAATATAACTTTTGTAACCGGATGGTATAATCTAAAATCAAAATTTGATATAAAGATATATGAAAAATGGATATCTTTTTTTTTAAAAGATATATCCTTATTTTATTTGGTAATATACACAAATAAAGAAAGTTATAATGTTATAAAACCTTATATAAATAATCCAAATATCAAAGTTATTTTTAAAGAGTTTGAAGAGTTTTTTTGTAATAGATTTGATTGGATAAACAATCATAAAAAAAATCATTTATTAAATGAAAACAGTAAATTTAACACAGATTGGAGATTAAATATGTTGTGGAATGAGAAAATATATTTTTTAAACGATGTAATAAAAAATAAAGTTTTTGATACAGAATTTTATGGATGGTGTGATATTGGATATTTTAGAACAAATAATAATATCATAAAAAATTGGCCTAATTATAATAAAGTAAATAATTTAGAAAAGGATAAGATTTATTATGCTAAAATTAATCAAGATATTAATAAATTATGTAGGTATGTTTTAGATAAAAATGAATATAATTTACCAAAAATACCAATACCTTCAAACCAAGTATCATTTGCTGGAGGATTTTTTATTTTACATAAAGATAAATATAATTGGTGGAGAAATACATATTATAAAACATTAACAAATTATTTTAAATACGACTATCTTATAAAGGATGATCAAATTATATTATTAGATTGTATTATAAGTAATTTGAAAGAATTTAAAATTATTCAAGAAACAAATCATCATCACGATCCATGGTTTGTATTTCAAAATTACCTATTATAAAACTTTTAAATTAAATAGTATAATATAATTTTTATATTTAATATTATATTATCATTACTTAAATATAGTTTATAAATTTATAAAATAAAATGATAACAATTTTAATGCCAATATATAACGGTATAGAATTTATAGATGAATCTATATCAACCATAATTTACCAAAATTATAAAAATTGGGAATTAATAGTTGGTATAAATGGACACGAAAAAGATTCAGATGTTTATAAAGTTGCAAAAGAATATGAAAAAAAAGATAGTCGCATAAAAGTTATTGACTATTATAATATAAAGGGTAAATCAAATACTTTAAATGAAATGTTAAAGGAGTCAAGATATGAATGGATTTCATTATTAGACGTTGATGATAAATGGTTATCAAATAAATTAAGTAGTCAAGTTCCATATACAGAAAATTATGATGTTATTGGAACAAATTGTAAATATTTTGGAGATATGAATATAGTACCAAAATTACCATTAGGTGATTTAAAAAATTTTAATTTTTTTAATTTCAATCCTATAATTAATAGCAGTTGTTTAATAAAAAAAAGTTTATGTTATTGGAATTATAAAGAAGATGGTGTTGAAGATTATGATTTATGGTTATCATTATGGAAAAAAAATAAAAAGTTTTTTAATGTTCCAAGTATTGAAGTATTTCATCGTGTCCATAAGAATAGTGCATTTAATGCAAAAAGAAACAATTTAAAAGTAGAGAATTTAAAAAAATATTACTCAACATAATGGAGGAACCTAGATCCCCTCTAATAAAGTATTTTTTAATCTTTGAGATAATAATTTATGTAAATTTATACCTTCATTTCTCCAATTTCCACCTGCTCTATAATGTAAAAAAACATTATCATATATTTCACAAAAAAATTTATTATTTTTGTTTCTTGAGTCATTTTTTAAAAAATTAATTAGCTTTGTATTATTTTCATAGTTTTTGGGAAGTTCGGTTATATCCCAGCTACATGACCATAAATGTTTAATGAAATAGATGTCGTCTGTATGAAATGTTTTATTTGTCCAACGAATTTCATCTGTATTAGGATATTTATTATCTTTCATTTGCAGATTTAACCATTCTTTCATCATTCCACCCGAGTCAAGTCCAGGCGCTGTTGACCAGTTTAATAATTCAAAGTTATTTATTTTAGTAAAATCCATAAAACATAATCCAGGCCAAAAATAGTGTTTATTATTTTGTTTTTGTAAAACGATAGCACAATTAAATTGACAATATTTATTTATATCAAAATAATCAATCAAAAACATATCACTATCTAATAATAAATATTGGTCAGGATTTTTAAATTGATAGGGTAATACATGGTTATTAAAAGTATCACAGTGTCTATTAGACATATTTATATTTCTATGATGATCATTGGGGATATTAATACATTTAATCTCTAATTTATTACAAACATTTTCAATCATCTTTTTAATAGTAGTATCGTTACCATTAGTAAAATCAGGAAAGTCTTTTGCATCATTAAAAACAATAAATTCAAATTCTCCTTTAAAATATTTTTTAAGTGTGTAATATTGAATTTCAATAAAAATAGGATTATTAACAACAGAAGTAATAATTTTCATTATATGATAATATTAATAAATTTATTTTAAGTAAACGAATATTATTCGTTCTTTTAAATGTTCAAATCTATAATAAATGAAAAATTGATTTTAAAAATAAATAAAAAGTAAATATAACTATAATGGATACTATTAGTGATGTAAGTGACAATAAAAGTGTCACTTTTACACGAGAATATATAAATAAAGAAAAAATATGTCTTGTAAATGGTGATTGTTTAGAGATTATGTTAAATATAGCATGTGAATCTATTGATTTAATATTATGTGATTTACCTTATGGGGTAACAAAAAATAAATGGGATACAGTGATCCCATTTGATAAATTGTGGGAACAATATAATAGAATTATAAAGAAAAATGGAGCTATTATATTATTTGGAAGTCAACCATTTACAACTATGCTTATATCAAGTAATATGAAACATTTTAGATACTGTTTAGTATGGGAAAAAAATAAATTTAGTGATTTTTTAAATGCAAAGAGGAAACCCATGAAAACTAATGAAGATATTTGTATATTTTATAAAAAACAACCCACATATAATATTCAATATTGGTATAGTACTCCATATGAAAGATGGAATACACAACAATCAGTAGATAAACAAACTAATTATGGTAGTCATAAAGAAAATGTTGCTAAAAGTGATGGAAAAAGACTTCCGACAACAGTATTAAAATTTAATCGAGTTGAGAGACCACTTCATCCAACACAGAAACCTGTTGATTTATTGGAATGGTTAATTAAATCATATACAAATGAAGGAGAAATTGTATTAGATAATTGCATGGGGGTAGGTAGTACGGGGATAGCAGCAAAAAAAATAAATAGAAATTTTATTGGTATTGAACTAGATAAAACATATTATGATAAGGCGATAGAATTAATATAAAAGGGAACATCTGCGTTGCGTTCTCCCTATAGAAGAATCTACCTCAAGTAGGAGTAAGGGAACATGGATTTCTCATAGGAATAAGTGAGCGTATAAATTGTATATCTTTTTTAATTAATTCATCATTAACATTAACAGAATAACAATCATATGAATCTTTCGAAAACCATTTTTTCAATCTATCGCAATTTGCCAAAGTAGTATATACTAATTTTTTCATGAGTTCGTCTTTAATTTTATCTTTTCTTGTATCCATGTCTTCTTCCAATTTATCAGTAAATTTACTGTATCGTGTAAAGCTATGTAAAATTAAAAGTGGAGTAGGTTTATTTTCATTTTGATAAGCATTAATAGTTTTACAAAAACCAGAAAGAGCTCTCTCCATAAAACATGAATCCACGTAATGACCCTTGTCTTCTTCAAACGCTATCAAGATTCCATTATATGTAATGGCCCAATCTATATCAAATTTTGCTTGATGTTTATCTTTTGAAACATCAAATCCAAAATAATTCCAAATACGTTTACGATGATTTTCAAAAGATAAACCTACTACATCCTTTAATGCTTTTCCTCTTTGATGTTGATCTCTAATTTCAACTTCTGCTTTTATCAGACTTTCTTTGTAAAAGTTGAAATCTACATTAGATGATTCTGTTGATTCCTCTACAACTTTTTCATCAGTAGTTTCTTCGAAAGACATATTGTTTTCTTAAGGTATAAGAAAAGCAGTTAATTTAAATCAATTTTTTAAATTAACTTAAATTAACAAAATATGTTAATCATTAATATTTAAATTACTGAAACGCAACTAATGGTTTTTGATAAACTATATAACCAATAATATAAGCACAAATTAAACTTATGAAAATATTTTCTTCATCTTCTAACATAAATAAATAATATAACAATGGAGTTGCTAATAAATACATAAAAGAATCGCCTATGACTGCACCCACACCGACGTGTTTGGCATATTTAGTTAACTCGTCCATAATTGCATTTTTTCCAAATTCAGAGTTTCTAATAACAGTAAAATAGAAAGTAAAATCATGTAATATTTGAATAGCGAGCATAATTAAAAGAAAAGTAGGTAGAACATATTTATTTGATATGACATTTTTATGCAATAAATATAAATATAAATATTTTGCTAAATAAAAACCTATTATAAGCGACAGTAAATCTAAAAATATTGCAGACCAGCCAAAATTTGTATACCAATCATTAATAGATTTTCCAGTAAATGGACTTTTAGTGAATCTAAAAAGAAATAACATAAATAATTCCACACAAAGAGCTGCTGTAAGAAAATGTAGAAATTGTAAATTCTCTACTATCATTCTATATATAAAAGTAAATATTATGTTGAAAAATATAAATATATGTATTTATTATAATGAATACTTTTGATAAAATTATAATGTTAATTCCCGTCCCGTCTATGTTGTTGGTATGTATTATATTCTTTAGCGTAGTATTGAATTTAGTATTGCCTATTATATTTACTCCTTTTGCATCAAGCGAAGAAATTAAACCCATAAATGGAGCTGAAAATCTATCGTATAAAGGTCAGTTTATGCATATGTTAGTTCATCATGGTCAAGTACCATTCACAAGCAGTATAATAATTGCTATTGTTGTTGGTATATCATTTATATTAGGAAAATATAATTGCAAATATATATTTAAAAATTACAATTAAAGGGGGAACCTAGATTACCCTTTCAAATAAGACATTTATTTCTAAAAGGATAATCAACAGGAATATATGTTATATTTTCATAACTATCAGGATAATATTCGCCAAACTGTTCAATAAGTTTATTTAATTTATTTTTTTGATTTTCAGACAACGATGATATATCAATCTCGTTTAATACATGTTTGAAAAAATTTACATAACGTTTTTTTTTTGACCATAAAGGCATAGGATTGTACGACGATAATATATCAGGACGGGCAAACAACTTCCGAAAATGCAATTGTTGTTGCAAAATTCTCATATATACTAAGGATTTGCGTCGGATTATTTTTTTATTATTTTCTACTTCATATTGTAATCTTTTATTTATATGTTTCACAGAATGATATATATCATTCCACGAAAGAAATCTACTTGTCAAATAAAATAGTTCACAATGTAAAGAATCTAACATTTTTTTCTTGATTATATTTTTATTATATAATTTAATATCATTCAATTTTTATTTACACTCACAATGTTACTAAAAATTGAATTATTTATTTATTATAGATATTTATGGTATTTTTAATGCATAAAGAAGAAGAAGTTTCTGTTAAAACATATATTCTAACAACATGTGTTTCATGTAGTGTATTAACTTTAATTTGTGGTATTTTTATATATTATATTTATGGTATTATGTTTTTAGTTACATATTATCAAACATGTAAAGATTGTAATAAATCGAATTTATGGGAATATATTTTATCATCACTAGTATTAGGGTTTTTACGAACCAATATTAAAAATATTGACAATAATAATAATAATAATAATAATACAAATATCAATCCATTATGTATTGTTATTTGTCTAGGACTACTTGATGTAGGATTAGGCTCGTGGGGTGGTATTGAATTATGGATTAAATCATGTGATTATTTGGTAAATACGAATATTTGGACATTTGGTGTTATAACGTTTGGGATTCAAACTACATGTTCAGTATTTGCACTACTAGTAGTACCATGCGGTATTGCATGTTTTGTGAAACAAATTACTAATTTAGATACTGATAATCACTCAATTGTATAAAGGGAAACATATGTTCCTCAAGCCCCTCTTCTTCGTATTTTTGTACTTGGATTATATAAATCTATCTCAAGGTGGATGTTACATGAACCTTGGTTCCCTATATAAATATCACTTATTACGTTTACTTTTTTTACGTTTTCTTTTTGGGCGACTAGCTCTTGTACGTTTACCACTACCGACAATATATTCTGTAACTGATGGTGTCAAATCAGAAGGAATATTAGAATGAACAAGTATTTTATTAACTTTCTCTTTAACTTTGTTTCTCGTTGCGCGGGTACGAATCGTTTGAGTGAGTTTTTTCGCATATTTGTCTAACATTTTATTTTTTAAAAACTCTTTAAATCTGGTTAGGTCTTCATCATCTGCCACTACATATGGACTCTCTTGATCACTATTTAACAATCTTTTATTTGCACCAGCTTCTAATAGTATATAAGCTAACTCAAAATCATTATCTGTCATAGGTGCATCATCAACGACGTCAACCTTAAATGCATAATGTAGTGGAGTATTATTAAAATTATCAACGGCATTAACATTGGCCCCACCTTGTATAAGTAATTTTGCAATCTTGATCACATCCTTATGTAGTTCATTAGCATCTTTATCATCAAAATCAACATTAATTCTAATACTGGAGTTAACAAGTATATGTAATGGAGTGCGGTGTTGGGAACTTTCTACATTTAAATTGGCGCCTGATTTTATAAGTAAAGTAGCAATATTAAAATAATTTTTATAAGCATTTATATCTAAATCATATCCAGGACAAAAAATAGCAACATGTAGTGGAGTGTAATTACTAATGCCGTCAACTGTATTTATATTAGCACCACTTTCAATAAGAAATTTAACAATTTCTATATTACCATGAATAGCAGCATTGTAGAGTGGTGTTTCACCACTATCATTTGATTTCTCTATATTGGCACCGGCTTTTACTAGTAATTTGACAATATCAAGATTATTATATATTGCGGCATAATTTAGTCCTGTGTTTTCTGCCGGATATGGTGCACTATCTATGTTTACATCAGTATTATTTATAAGATGTTTCACATATTCAATATCGTTGTTATCAATTGCATGAATAAACTCCATATATTATATAATATGTATATATAATATGTATATATAAAAGGGGGAACGCCGCGAGATATAATATTTTCTATTTTGTTAAAATTGAAAATATTTAAACACACTACAAAATATTATATAATAGTATGGATTTATCTACAAAATATCAGAAGAAAACTGATAAAGAACATATTCTATCCAATCCAGATACCTATATTGGTTCAGTTGAGCTAGTTGATAATGTGGAGTATATTTTCAATGAAGACACCAACTCAATCCAATCAAAACAAATAAATATGATTCCTGGTCTCTACAAACTTTTTGACGAGGGTATTGTAAATTGTCGTGATCATTGCATTCGTATGAAACAGGCTTCAATTGAAGATAGCACCAACACTCACAAAGTCACTAAAATTGATGTTTGTGTTAGTGAAGACGGCGAGATCTCCTTTCATAACGACGGAAACGGTATCGATGTAGCAAAGCACCCTGAATACAATGTGTGGATCCCAGAGCTCATTTTCGGACATCTTCGCACTGGTACAAATTACAATAAAGACGAAAAAAAGATTGTAGGTGGTAAGAATGGTTTTGGTGTGAAACTTATCTATATTTGGTCTATTGAAGGTACACTGGAAACTATTGACCACAAACGCGGTCTAAAATACAAACAAACATTTACGTCTAATCTGGATGTAATTGGTGAGCCAGTTATTAGTAAAAGCAAAGCCAAACCATACACCAAGATCACTTTCAAACCTGATTACAAACGACTTGGTATTGAGACTATCACATCGGATATTATCCAGTTGTTTAAGAAACGTGTATATGATATTGCTGCTGTTACTGAAAAATCTGTGAAGGTTTCGTGGAATAATAGCATCGTTCCTGTAAAAGAATTTTCCGATTACATTGGACTCTACATTGGTAAAAACGAACGCGCACACGAACAACCCAGTGATCGTTGGGAGTATGTCGTCGCACTAACGAATACTGGAGAATACAATCAAGTATCTTTTGTGAATGGTATTTACACGGCAAAAGGTGGTAAGCACGTAGATTATATACTGAATCAGATTACCAAGAAGGTAATTGCGGTTATTTTGAAGAAAAAGAAGATTGAAGTAAAACCTGCTGTGATCAAGGAACAACTGATGTTGTTTGTTAGGTGCGATATTGAAAATCCAGCGTTTGATAGCCAGACGAAGGATTATATGAATACACCTGTATCAAAGTTTGGTTCGTCGTGTGTCGTAAGTGATAAATTTATTGATAAGGTGATTAAACTGGGAGTTATGGAAAGTGCATGTGAACTTACCAATGTAAAAGAAAATAAAAATGCCAAGAAGACAGATGGAAACAAATCAAAGAGTATTCGTGGTATTCCAAAACTAGTGGATGCAAATTATGCAGGGACAGCCAAGTCGCATCTATGTAAAATCATCTTTTGCGAGGGTGATTCGGCCAAGGCGGGAATTATTTCGGGGCTATCAACAGAAGATAGAAATTATATTGGTGTCTATCCTATGAAGGGTAAAATCTTCAATGTTCGTGGAGAAACCACTAAACGCATTTCAGAAAATAAAGAGGTAATTGAAATCAAACAAATTCTGGGACTTGAGACAGGAAAGGTATACAAATCACAGCAAGAAATTCAATCCAAACTACGGTATGGAAATATTATATTCATGACCGATCAGGATTTGGATGGTTCGCACATCAAGGGGCTTTGTGTGAATCTATTTGAAAGCCAGTGGAAATCGCTAATCAAGGCGTCTGTAATCGGTTTTATGAATACACCTATTCTCAAAGCCCGTAAAGGGAATGAAGAACTAGTCTTTTACAATGAGCAAGATTATGAACACTGGAAAGAAACTACAATGACGGGCAAATGGACCATTAAATATTATAAGGGTTTGGGTACTAGCACTAGCAAAGAGTTCAAAGAATATTTCAAAGAAAAACGATTTGTTCATTTTCACCATACTGACAAGTGTGAGGATTGTATAGACCTTGTATTTAATAAAAAGCGTGCAGATGACCGAAAAGATTGGTTAGGTACATACAATCGAAAACTTGTACTCGACACAAAAAATACATCGATTTCATACGAAGATTTCATCAATAAAGAAATGATTCATTTCTCTAAGTATGATTGCGATCGTTCCATTCCAAACATTATGGATGGGCTTAAGATAAGTCAAAGGAAGATTCTATATTCTGCATTCAAAAAACGCCTACATAACGAAATCAAAGTAGCACAATTCAGTGGCTATGTTTCCGAACATTCTGGATACCATCATGGCGAGGCAAGTTTGAATGGTGCGATTATTGGGCTTGCACAAGACTATGTAGGTTCTAACAACATCAATCTATTCAAACCAAATGGTCAATTTGGTACAAGACTTAATGGTGGTAAAGATTCAGCAAGTGAAAGGTATATTTATACTCATCTTTCACCTATAACTCGTTCTATTTTTGTAGAAGAAGATGATTATATTTTGAATTATCTTAATGATGATGGAAATATGGTTGAACCTATTTATTATGCTCCAATTATTCCAATGATTCTTGTTAATGGATCAAAAGGAATTGGAACAGGGTTTAGTACTGAAATTCCTTGTTATAATCCAATCGATATTATTGATTACATTTCTGGTATTCTATATGGAAATAACATGGCCCTACTAGAATCATTCGTATTTTTACCGTATTATAAAGGATTCAAAGGAAAAATTATCAATATTGCACCTAATAGATATTTGGTTACAGGAAAATACATCATTCTTTCAAATGATACTTTACAAATTGTTGAATTACCAATTGGTACTTGGACAGACGATTACAAGAAATTTCTTGAAACGTTAATTGATCAACCTAATTCTAATGTAAAAGATTTTGTAGATATGTCAACAGATACAACAGTAGATTTTAGGGTCAAAATGAAACCCAATTACATTCAAAAACTTGAACAAAATACAGTAGATTCTGGGGCTAATGGACTAGAAAAATACTTCAAATTAATCACTACTATTTCTACTACAAATATGCATGCATTTGATTCGAAAGAACATCTAAAATTATATACTTCTCCAAAACACATTATTCATGATTTTATTGCAGAACGTATCAAATTATATAGTAAACGTAAACTGTATATTATTAATAAACTTCAAAAAGACGTAACTCTTCTACAAAATCGTTCTAGATATATTGCGTCTATATTAGATAATACAATCGATCTACGTAATAAAAACAAAAATATAGTTATTAATATTTTAACGGATAAAAAATTTGATATTATTGATAATGATCCTGAATACAAATATCTTACTAAAATGCCTATGGATAGTGTTTGTAAAGAAAATGTCGATGAACTTAAAACGAAAGCACAAATCAAACTCGATGAACTTACCAAAGTCAAAACTACTACTATTGAAAAAATGTGGCTACATGATTTACAGACACTTAAATCAAAACTCTAAATCATATTAAATACAATATCATAATAAATATTACATCTTTGAAGATATGTATATTTAGAAAATTTATCATTATTTTTTTAATAATGATATTATATAAATGGCTGCTATGCAAATAACTGTACCGTATACGTATACAATAAATGTGCCTAAAACTTTTTATGTAAATAAAATACCTGTTAATAATCAAACATATGACGAAGATCTATCGTGGATAGCATTGTGGTTTTATGGGACTTATAATCAAGATATAGATGAAGTTACTTTTAATATTAGAGGAAATTTTCATCACACATTCGGTGAAAATTCTCATTTATCTTTGTACGTCACTCATCCTAATGGTTATAATACTGGTATGTTACATCTGGAATATGTGGATGGTTATGGTGTACTACAACCTTTACCAGGTTCTGGTAAAAATACGAAAAAAAAATGCAAATGTAGTGATCAAAAAACTAAAAATTATCATATTAACGGTAAAAAAAAATATAATAAATCAAAAAAAAAATATTTAAAGAATAAAAAAAATAAGAAATAGGAAAAAAACAGAAGGTAAATAGGAACCTATGTTCCATCTTTTATTAAATATAAATGCATTATTAGTGTAGTGGTAACATACATGCCTTCCAAGCATGTGCCTCGGGTTCGATTCCCGGATAATGCATTTTTTTTCTTTACATATTATATATGGCCAAACATCATAAAAAACCCTCGTCAAGCAAAAAATCTAAATCAAAAGTAAATAGCTTTATTAAAATGACAATTAAAGCAAAAAAAGATGGGAAAAAATCATTTGTCTACAAAGGAAAGAAGTTTACACGCAAAAACAAAAAACATTTAGTGTATTACAGCCATCCATAATTAATATATAGTTTATTGTTTTTTATTTATTATAAGTTGATTAATCCTTCATCATCTTATATGCAATCCGTAAAAGGATTTGTTTCCTAATATTTTCAAATTCAGATTGATCTGCCCAGCTATTATTTAGACACGTCCAATTATAATTTTCAATATAATTAGTTTCTTTATTTTTGATTGTATTTATATTTATCACAGGTTCTTTTACTATACTATAAGGAGTTTGTTTTTTAACAGATTTGTTTTCATTAACATTTGTACTCTTGTTGTGTTTTTTATATTCGATTTGTCTTTTAATCCAATCATTTTTTTTTTTTTGTTTAATGCGTTTTGTTTCTTCTTCTTTTTCTTTAAGAAGTTGTTGTTCAACTTTAGATAGTGTTCTACGTTGAATTTTGCGAATAGGCATGATTAACAGCAAATTAGTTTAATTCTTTATATTTTTGTTTTTCTAATAAAAAAATAAATATTTATTTTTATATTTCAATTTTTCAATAATTATTATATTATCCACATAGTATATATCTAGTACTATGAAAAAAAATTCCTATGCACCATCAAATAATATAAAACTTAATCTTACAAAACGTGTAATAAAAACACCTGATAAAATAATTAAAACTAGAAAAAGTATAAAAAATAAATTATCTAATATTAAATATTTTATAGATAATGAAAATAATACTATTTATAATATAAATAATGACAAATCTAAAATACAGACTTTATTAATTGATAATCTAAAAAAAAATAGAAGAATTAATATAAAAAATATTATTCCACCAAAACAATGTGGTAATAATTGTTGGTTTAATGTTTTATTTATGTCTTATTTTATAAGCGATAAAGGAAGAAAATTTACTAAAGCAATAAGATTATCAATGATAACAGGTAAATATAATAAAAATTTAGTTGAAAAATCAAATTACAATAAATTATCTAATTCATTATTTTTGTTTAATTTGGCAATTGAAGGTGCATTAAATGGCTCGACTTTTTCAAATGAAATTAATACAAATGAAATCATAGAAAATATTTATAATAGTATCAATATTCCTGAAAATTGGATGTATTATAAAGGTTTTGGTAATCCTCTTGTTTATTATGAAGGACTTATTAATTTTTTATATTCTAAAGCCGGACCGCCTATTGTTTTTTTTCATTTAACACCATATGTTCGTTATTCTATTTCTGATGTATATAATGCTAATTTAAATAAATTCCCTCATGTAATTGTATTGGAAATTTTAGATGATCAAAGTATACAAATAGATAGTAAAAAAACATTTATAACTTTATTATCAACAAATGGAAATAAAAAAGTAAAATATAAATTAGATAGCATATGTATAAGGGATATAAATCAATCACATGTAGGGTGTTTAGTTACATTAAATAATTCGGGTTATTTATTTGACGCAGATGGACCATTAAAACAAAGAATTAAACCATTAAATTGGAATAATAGTAATTTTATTAATTCAGATGAATTATTTTCTTTGGGAAATAATTATTCTAAATTTAATATGAGAAAAGGATATCAAATATTATACTATTATAGAATTTAATTTTTTATTCAATGATATTATTTATAATATCATTGAAACAATCTCTAGTATACAGTTTTGGACATTTAAAATAATCTATTAGTTAATCGTCTATTTTATTATCATTATTATCTGTAATATAAACTGATTCACATATATCTTTCAGTACTTTTTTATTGTTTAAATCTGATGTACATGTTTTCATTAGATCTAAATAAGTATTTTCATCATTAACTAATTGATTTATAGATTGTACATGTTTATTACATAATTTATCAATCATCATTTTAGTATTTACTTTATTAACATCTTTTTCCCATATATCATTTTTTACATAAATTATCTCGCGTTTTTTGTCACTACAATGAATAGGTCGTTCTTGTAATGATAATTTTTTCATATTGTCTATGATTAAATGACTAATTCCTGTAGAAATACCTTCTTGTTGAGTTATAGCAAGATTTTCGAATGTTATAGCTATTCTATTAAGAAAATCTTCGATACTCATAGCATCTTTACATTGTTCATTTAAAAAGTTATTCATATTAAAAGTATAAGTATCCCCTACTTTAGGCAATAGTTCTTTGATTTGTTTATCTTTTTCAAGAACCTGTTGTTCTAAAGAATCAATAAATTTACTTTGTATATGCTCATTTTCCTTTTTTACCTCGATTAACTCATCTTCAAGATTTTGTATTATATTATCTGGAATAAATTTACATTTTCTTTTATGAGCAGATAATCCAGACATATAAATATACTCCTTACCACATATGCAGCTAAAACGCCCCGATGCATTTTTTTGCATTTTTTTGCATTTTTTATTATTCATGTTATTCAAAACGGTCATTTTGTGTTTTTTGGTCTCATTGTGTTTTTCAAAGTTGTATAAATTGTTACTATTAAAGTCACAAAATTTACAACTATATTTTTTTGCATTTTTTTGCATTTTTTTTTATTCGTTGTTATTAATAACAAATAATTTATTTTTAGGTTGAAATCCGATACTTTATAAAAAATAAAAAAAAATATGGTCACGTGTTTTTTTTTTATAAAAAAAAAGTCCCTACATATCAGTCTCAATCGTTTTTTTTTGGGTTTTTTTAAAAAAAAAAATTGAGAATTTCATTTTTTGGACATGGTTTTTTTTTAATTTTTCAAAAAAAATTTATAAAAAACATTAAAAAAAACAAAAAAAACTATATAAAATTGCTTCTAGGTAATTGTCTATCTATTTTATTTGATGATACAATCGGGTTTTGTAGGAATGATGATGTGGTAGTTTTATTTCCTGTTAATGAGGTGAATGTTGTATGTTGATTATCTAGAAAACCGCCTATATTATTGCGATCGTTAATAAATTGTTTTTGACTTTGTAAAGAATGTTTTATTTTATTAATTCCTATTGTTAAAACAAGATTATTAAGTTGTTCTAATGAAATAGTAATATTTTGATTACTAGCATTATCCATAAAAATATTTGATATTATAATATTGATATGTTCTTCATCGTGTATGGAGGTAATTGTTACGTGTGTTTTTATAATATCCTTTAATTTTTTTTGGTTACTTTTGCTGAAAAATTGTTGTGTTAGAAGTTTTCTATTGTGGTTTGTTGCAATTGAGTCTCTTATATTTGATGGTCTGATATTGGTGTCTTTTTCGAATAATCCTAAATGTGAAGGTGTTTGTATTATTTTATTCATTGTCAATATTTATAATATTGAAATATATTATAAATTATTGAAATGAGCAATATATATAAATATTTAGGTATAGGTGCTTTTATTTTTATTGTTTGTTATTTCTTTTATACAATATATAAAGTGTTAACAAGAAAAACTATAAAGTATATAAAATCAACATGTCCTGATTATTGGACTTATGATTCTTCTGGCAACGGAAAATGCACCAGCCCGGATGGCTCAAAAGTTATCCAAAATATTAGTCAATTAACGGAATGTGACAAATATAGAATGACATATGGAAGTGCAGAAGTTGAGGGCGTCGGCGCGTGGAATGGTATAAATAATAATTCTAATGTACAAGAAAAATGTGGTTAATGTTTTTTATAATTATATTGTATATATATGAAATCAGTAAATATATATACAATTTTTATTATAATTTGTATAATTGTAATAATATTGGTAAATTATCTTATTAATAAGGAATATGAAGAAACAACAAATACCCCTTATAATATTAAACAGCAACCTTGTCCTGATTATTATGAATATAACATAAATAGTGGTATCTGTACTAGTTATGATAATGATATTAGCTTAAACACTAACGATATGACATTTTGCGATAAACAGGCATGGAGTAAAAAAAATGATAAAGTCTGGAATGGTATATCAAATATTTATAATCCTAGATGTGAAGAGAATACGGAAATATCAGGATCAGTGCCTCTTAATCTAGAGTTAACTTTAAAGTCTGATAATAACGAACCGGTTTATATCCATAATATATTTTATTACTCTATATCAATATCTATTTTAATTTGTTTAGAAATCATATTTCGTGTTTTATTGAATATAAAGAATATATTTATAATTTATGTTTTATTTTTATTTATAATAGATAGTTTATTATATTCGATTATTGGGTGGAATATTCAGTATTCTATTTTAGGAGAAATGTATACTAAACCCCTTAATAAAAATAATGAATATTATCATACAAAACAAGAAGATATTATGTGTTATGAATGGAGTTGTTATGATGAATAAATTAATATTTAGTAATTTCATTATTAACATATTTTTCTGTTTCTTTAATTATTTTACGTTGAATTTCTACACATTCAATAGGATATTTACCAATAGATGTTTCTGCAGATAACATTACTCCAGTAGCACCATCAATAACAGCATTAGCTACATCAGAAACTTCAGCTCTTGTAGGTACATTATTATATATCATACTTTCCATCATTTGTGTAGCAACAAATACTTCAGAATTATATAATTTAGAAAGTTTTATAGCTTGTTTTTGTATGATTGGTACTTTTTCATAACTTGTTTCTATTGCTAAATCACCTCTAGCAATAATAATTCCATGACTGAATTCTATAATATTTTTGATATCATCTACTGCGTTTGAACATTCTATTTTTGATATAATTTTAGTTGGGTATTTAATTTTTTTCCATATATTAATAATTTCTTTATGGGATTGAACAAATGATAAAGCAATCCATCCTACCTTGTTTTTATTTATTAAATCAATATTATTCATATCTTGTTCTGTTAAAGTATTCCAATTCATATTGATATTGGGTAAATTCATTCCTTTATTACTTTTGAGTAATCCTCCTGTTGTAACTATTGTAGATATTTCATTTTCACATACATCTTTTACTTTTAATTCTATTAAACCGTCATCGATTAATATTCTGTCATCTTTTTTAAAATAGAAAAATAGTTCTTTGTGTGGTAGACATACCCGCGTAGAATCTCCTAATTCTTTTTTTTATCAAATATAAATTTAGATCCGGGTTTTAATATAGTATCATGATTTTTCATTTTTCCTATCCTAAATTTAGGTCCTTGTAAATCAATCATTATATCTGATTTATGTTCGCTATTTTCATTAATATAACTTAAACAATCTATAATATTTTGAGCATCTTCGTGTTTTTTACAATGAGACATATTTATTCTAAAAATATCTACTCCACATTTATGTAATTTATTTAACATTGTATACGAGGATGATGATGGACCTACAGTAACTATTTGTTTAGTATTTAATGTATAGCTGTAAGTTACTGCTAATAAATAAAGAAAACGAAACATGTTATAATAATATTATATCATGTTTTTAACCTATTTAATATGTATACATTATAAATATAGTCGTATAAATTTATTATCTTGGATAAATGTTTGATTTGGGTGGTGCTACAGTACCACCTGAACGGGCTTTTTTTTTTGCATGTATTACGTCATTTACATTACTATATTGTGATGAAAAGTTTTTAGATACATAATATGGTTTACCAATGGCTATTTTTTGTTTTTTACTTATGTAGGCACTTGAATCTATACAGTTTTTATTTATTGTTACATTTTCATATGATTTGACATAGTTTTTTTTACCTAAACTGAACATACTATTTGATGAATTATTCATATATAGTATATTTATATTTTTTTATAAATTATATATATACATGGTTTTGTCTGGAAAACAGATTAGCATAATAATTTTTTTCGTAATGTTTGTTTATTCTGGTTTTATGAAAATATTTAATTTCGATAAAAAGGTAAATGTATTAGGTGTGAAAACAAAATTACCAAAAATATTCAATATAATTGGTATGATAGGAGTAATAATATTAGAAATAATAGGTTCTATTATTTTAGTTATTAATGCGTTAAATGAAAATTTAATACATAAAAAAATAGTAGAGGGTATTTATATATTATATTTGTTATTTTTAGTAGTTGTAACATTTTTATATCATCCACCAAGTAGTCATATGATACCATTTTTATCTAATCTTACAACATTTGGTGCTATGATGTATATTTTTATAGATACAGTATACTAATATGATAATAATAAACGCTACAACAACTTAAATATATTTATTATTTATATAATTATGGCTAAATGTCTAACGTTTCTTTTACTTGTTGTATCAAATGCTTTTATTGTCAAGCCATGTTCATTATTGCATAGAAATCGTATAATAAGGAAATATTCGCCTAGTTTTGGCGAGGAATATTCATTTTCAGAATTAATTAAAAAAATAGATAATAAACAAATTAGTAATGTTTTTTTAATTGAAAGAAGTAATGATTTATTAGCAATAGACAAACATGCAGTTAATCATGTAGTTAAGAGTACATCAGATTTAACATCAATAGTATATGATAAAATATATAATGCTGGTATAAATTTTGAAGTTATAAAAACTGGTTCGAATATATTAACAAATATTGGTGCATTTGTAGGAAATATATTATTTCCTGGTATAATTTTATATTTTCTTTTTTCGAGTGCTAGAACATTACAACAAGGATCTGCTATGATGCCAAATAATATGAATAATAATAAAAATAATATGGAGTTAATTCGTGAAACAAATGTAACATTTGCCGATGTAGCTGGATGTGATGAAGTAAAAGAAGAAGTAATGGAAGTAGTAGATTATATAAAGAATTCTGATAATTATAATAATATTGGTGCAAAATTACCAAAAGGTATATTATTAAATGGTCCACCTGGTACAGGTAAGACATTATTGGCTAGAGCTGTTGCTGGTGAGACAAATTCCACCTTTATATCTATTAGTGGTTCACAATTTACGGAATTATTTGTAGGTTTAGGTGCGTCAAGGGTAAGACAATTATTTAAAACAGCCAAAGAAAATAAACCATGTATTATATTTATTGATGAAATAGATGCAATAGGTAAAATGCGACAAAGTGGTGCTAATTTTGGTAATGATGAACGAGAACAAACATTGAATGAATTATTAACAAATATGGATGGATTTGATAAAAATGAAGAAATTGTTGTTATTGCTGCAACAAATCGTTTAGATTCATTAGATGAGGCACTTTTACGTTCTGGAAGATTTGATCGTAAGATATATGTTCCTCTACCAGATAAACAAGCCCGTGAAGAAATTGCTAATATTCATTTTAATAATAAACCTTTATCTAAAGATGTAAATTTAACATCAATTGCGGAAATTACAGTGGGATTTTCTGGTGCAGATTTTGCTAATTTAGCAAATGAGGCTGCTATACAAAGTATTAGAAAAAATAAAACTGAAATTGATAGTAGTTCTATAGAAGAGGCATATGAAAAAATTTTAATTGGTTTGGAGCCAAAAAAAGAAACACGAGACATAGAAACACTTCGTAGTGTGGCTTATCATGAATTAGGACATGCACTTTTAGTTGTTCATTTTGAAGAATTTTTTGATTTACGTAAAGTTTCAATTAAAGGAACTAAATCGGGAACGGGTGGTGTTACATTATTTACACCTAAAGATAAATATACTTATATGCCTACTAAAAAATATCTTTTGTCTAGAATGATTGTAGCTTTAGGTGGTAGAGCTGCAGAAATTATAATGAATGAAGGTTATAATTTAACTACAAATGAATATTTTGAAGATTTTACTGATTTAGACATATCTACTGGGGCATATCAAGATATTAAAGAGGTAAAACGATTAGCATCTGAATATGTGAAGGAATATGGATTTGGTGATGCAATTTATCCGATCAGTGATGGATTTGAAAGTGATAATACTAGAGAGGATGTTGACACATATATAGTAAATCTAATAGATTTTGCTTTACATACTGCCAAAGAAATATTACGAAATCAAAGACAATATATATATGAATTAACAGAAATATTGTTAGAAGAAAAGGAAATAGATATGCGAACAAGGAAAATAAAAAAAAAATAAGAAATATAACTATAGTATATTCATATGTCAAACATTTTATTATCATATCCTCAAAGTGGGAATCATTTAGTACCGAATCTTAATTTAAAATGGAATGAAATCCCCTTTACAAGAAAAAAGTTACTATCAACAGTTGGAAGTACCGGACCACATGGTATTCATGCATATTGTGACTGGATAATTGGATGTAGGTTAGTAGGTTGGGGAATTATGGAACGCAATAACTGTTGGGGTAATCCAAATATTTTACCAAAAGTAATATTTATAGATTGTTTTAGTTTCAAACTTTTTTTTTATAATATTTACCCATATATACCAAAACATCATAAGTATTCTATTATTATTGGCGATCATGATGTAACACTCCCAATCAATAAAGACGTACGCTTTAAACCTGATTATACAATGTCAATTGATATGTGGGATGAAATTGTTGGAAATCCACAAATAATTCATGTATATTGCACTCATTTGGCAATATCTGCAACAGATAAATATTCACCAATTCCGGTTGGCTTTAATCCAGAGGAACATCCAAATAATGATTGTGATCATTTGTTAAAAATCAATATCAATCTGGATATAATGAAAAGACCATTGAAGATAAAAGGTTGTTGTAGAATTCGCGAAGGCGGGCAGTGGAAAGAACGTAAAAAAGTACAAGAATTGTGTAAAACAGAATGGAAGGATTTCGCAGATTGGAATTCAATTCCTAAAAACAATTTCTTCGATGAGATACAAAAATATTCATTTTTATTATGTCCGCATGGAGGGGGGATAGATCCAAACCCTAAAGCATTTTCTGCTATATTTGTTGGAACAATACCAATTATGAAAAGATTTATTAACTGTGAAATTCTTTATCATGATTTGCCTGTTGTATTTATTGATGAGTGGATTTCAGAATCAATAACCGAAGAAAAATTACATAAATGGCGATTCGAATTAAACCCATATTTTATGGATGATACAAAACGCTCTCAAGTGGTAGAAAAACTAACTACAAAATATTGGTTTACAAAAATACATAATAAAATATAAAAATATTATGTAAGGTAGATATTTTATTTAATTTTTGTAATAAGATAATTGGTATCGTTTTTATTTAGGCATTCAGTATTACGGGATAATATCACTCTTATTTGGATATAATTAATCGAAGATATCCTTATAATACTGTTGTTATTTTGTTAGTTGTTTTTATGCTGCCACCGATTTCATATATGCTATTAAATCTTTGCGTTCATCTTTTTTTTTAATTCCAGCGAAGACCATCTTTGTGCCTTTTATATATTTTTTAGGAGCCAACAAATAATCAAAAAGTGTTGTATCATCCCAAATTATACCAGAATCTTTGTTTGCTTGTGAATATGAATAACCATCTACAGAACCAGATTGTCTTCCAAATAATCCCCATAAGTTGGGTCCTTGTTTGTGTGCACCATTTTTTTCTATAGTATGGCATTGTGAACATTTTGTTTTAAAAATTTTTGCTCCTTTACTTTCTGACATGTGTATTTGATAATATTTTTGTTTATTATTTAAATACAAATGATACGCATTAATTTCTTATTAGATTTTTATTGTTGTAGGACCTGTTAAAATTTTTTGACACGTACGTATTTTTTTACCATTCACTAGAGCTTCACAAGAACCACATTCACCTTTTTCACAATTAAATTTTATTGGTGCCCCTGATGCGCGTATAATATTTTTTAGTTGTTGTCCTTTTATAGCAGATATTTTTCTACCGCAAATATCTACTACAATTTTATTTTTTGTGTCAATGTTACCATTTTTTGATGGTTTTGCAAATTCTTCATTTTCAAATGCTTTTTTTAAATTGTCCATAATACCCATATTTAGTGTACTAGTTGTTTGAGATTGGAATATTTTTCCAATGTGAAAATATGTAAATGCATTAATAGTTGTAATCAATAATATCAATACAGTTCGTAGCATTTATTTTACTTTGTATAATATTGTATTATCTTTTTTTCATATAGATATATAGTTAAATTATCAATTGTAATAATAACACATAATTATTAATAAAATACATATAAAAAGGTTATAAAAAATAACACTTATAATAAGTATCAATATTCATATGAATATATTATATTTGTTATTAATAACCTGTCATCCTCATAAAAATAGACGGTCGGTTATTTTGTCAGAAGATTTTAAATTTGTTGATAGTTCAGTTTCATCAGAATGGGCAGATACTCCTGCTATTTTATCAGAAATTAGTTTGAGAAAAAAATTACAAGAAAGTGGTCTTAGGTATAAAATGACAAAAACTGATAGCGAACTTAATGAGGAAAATCAGTTATCTCTTGAACCTTTATCAACCATTGGTCCATTCAAATTATATCCACCTTGTGCAGGTTCGTTAGTGGAATGTCTTGGTTTCAATTCGACATCTAATAATAAAGCTAGGCGACAAGAAAAAATTAATGCAAAAAAAAAAATAAAAAAATTACAAGAAAAGTATAAACCATTACAGAGTATGTGGTTGATAAAATATGGATATAAAAGGTTTGTAGGTGATTGGTTTTATGCAGATCAACTATCATCAGATACTCCTGAATCATCAGGTGGGTTTAATATGAAAAAAGGAGGATATTATCCAGGGGATATTTATAAACCACCTGATTAATCAAAATTGAAGCTAAAAAAATTTAAAAACACATATACAGTATATTAAATGCGATTATTTAATTATTTGTTATATGTTTTACTCAATTGTATTTATACAAATCATGCGTCAGGGCTTTCTTTACAAACCAATGTTCCTGATATGAAAAGACGTAAATTAATGAATTCTATTTTATTATATGGGGGAGTAATGCCCAGTGTTAGTGGATTGGCTATCCCATATGTATTATTCTTTGTACCAAAGACAAAGTCTGGTGGTGGTGGGGGTGTTTTAGCTTTAGATAGGAATGGAAATGCTGTAGATGTAGATGGTTGGGTATCTAAACATGGAGCTAATAGTAAGGCTCTTGTCCAGGGCTTGAGGGGCGATGCTACATATCTTTTGACAAATGAAGAAAAAAATATAGAAGATTATGCTGTAAATGCAGTATGTACACATTTGGGATGCGTTGTTCCGTGGAATAGTGCTGAAAATAAATTCATGTGTCCTTGTCATGGATCTCAATATGATAATCGGGGTAAGGTTGTTCGGGGGCCGGCTCCATTGTCTCTTGCTTTAGCTAAAGTTAATATTAATTCACAATCTAATATTGAGTTAAATACATGGACAGACGTAGATTTCCGAACGGGACTTGCTCCTTGGTGGAAGTAATTTAATAATGATGATGAAAAATTTCTTGACCATCACGATGAATTGATGCGTTGTTATTGTCACTTTTGAATAATACCTTATTAATGTAAATTAGTCTACACACCCATTCAATCTTGTTGGGTTTTTTCTTTCAGAAGGTTTTGGTAAAAATCAAGACGATCATACACCACTTTAATATCTTTATGTATTTGTTTGAAAAGTGTTTTTTTGTTAGATACGACAATATCTTGTTGATATGATTGAATAATATTGCACAACTCAATCGGAATTTGGTTAGACACAACATTCATATTATTGATGTGTTCACAGTTTTGTTACTAATACTAAAAATAGTAACAAAAAAAAATTCATTTTTTCTATTGATTTGTAGTTGTTAATTATAATAATTGTAATTTACTAACCATGGTGGAAAGTTGCGTTTATTTTGATGATTAGACGTTATCCTACAAGTATAACAACACGGTACAAAGGTATTGATTTGTTTGCTGATTACACAATTGTTACATTTTAAACACCAAAATTTTTTACACAAGTGACACAAACTCGTCAACTTAAATATACACATCCGATTACAATTGTTACATTGATATAAGTATGATCGGATCTTGTCCTCTATTTCATGTGGAAATATCATTATAATCTACATATAGATAATATAAATAAACCATAATATCCTTCAATAGATCCTATAGGACAAGGCCCTTGTTTATCTTATCATTCTTAAAACTGATAGTTTTATAAAGTGATCGTGTATTTGGTAGTTTACGACGATAAGGAAGGGGTGACGCAGGTTCTTTGATTGTGATACATATGCTAAACAATGAATGTATCTTCTTTAAGAAATAATTCATTTTTTCTTTTATATAAGAAAACATATAATCATAATATTTTTCAATTTTAAATAAATATTTTATTATTTAAAATTTTATATGTTAATATATCTTTATAAAGAGAATGATATTACATAACATAACGAATGTTTATAATATTTGATGTTTTGTTGATATAGACTAATTGATAAGAAGATTATTAATTACACTATTAATGAAATATTATGTTAATTGAATTATTATATTTTATCATTAATTACCTCATCTTTCATCTTTTTTTGATAATTAATGATTTTTTCGCGTATACTTAATACATCATTCTGTGTTCCAATATTTGATGATAATATTCTTGTTGCTAATATAGCAGCATTTTTAGCCCCGTTCAATGCAACGGTAGCAACTGGAACACCATTTGGCATTTGTAATATAGATAATATTGAGTCCCAACCGTCTATAGAGTTTGAAGATTTTATGGGTACACCAATTACAGGCAATGGCGTTAATGATGCAATCATTCCTGGTAAGTGGGCAGCTCCACCTGCTCCTGCGATAATTACTTGAATACCTCTTGTATGTGCAGTTATTCCAAATTCAAACATTTTTTCGGGTGTCCTGTGTGCAGAAACAATTTCTATTTCATAATCTATATCGAAATATTTTAACATATCTGCGGCTTGTTGCATAATGCTCAAATCCGATTTACTGCCCATAATTATTGCAACTTTTGCGGGCATAATATTTATACAATGTAATATGTTTTTATATAATATAGAAAAGAAAAACTATGTTCTTTCAAACATAAATAAATTATATAATTTATCCTTGAAAGGAAAAACAGACTATGGTCTGGAATAAATTCTAATAGTACTGATTATTATTATAAAAAAATCCCAGAATCTATAAGACAACAATTTGATAATTATATAAATGACAAATTAAAAAAATATTCATTTTTAAATGAGAAATATAAAATTATTTAATTTTTGAATATGCTTTAGTTGAACTACAATTTAGGTTTTCTGTAATGTTTTGATACTTTTTTAATTGTGTCAATGGAATTTTTTCATCGTAAGAATATTTCATATAATTCAATATAAATATATAAATAAAATATTGAACTATATTGTCCCATTTTAAAGTTTCGCGGGTCTAAATAAGATAATTTTCTTCGATTTATTAAAAATTTAAATAAAAAAATAAATATAAATAGACAAACTACATATTTCCTTGGTGGAAGTAATTTAGTAATGATGATGCCAAATTGGTGGTGAAATAGTATCATTTTTGAATAGAACTTGGTTAATATGAATTAGTCTACACACCCATTCTATTTTATTAGGCTTATTTTTGATAAGTTCTTGATAAAAGTTAAGACGGTCATATGCGACTTTAATATCTTTATGAATTTCTTTAAATACTTTAATTTTTTTGGAAATAATGAAATCTACTTGATAAGATTGAATTATTTTACACAGTTCAATTGGAATTTGTTTAGATATAGAATTCATTTTTTATTAATTATAGAAATAAGTAAACATATTTTTCAATTTTTATGATTATATATATATATATAT